CCCGTCAGGAGTCCCAACTACTTGTTTCCTTTTTATTTTTTGCTATATACTTCAGTTTCCGGCTTTACAGCTTGCAAAGGTGTCTGCGTAATGACTTTAGCGCTTGTCCCAGAATACGGCGTAGAAATACCCGAAGACATAAAGTACATGGATTTACGAGAAAGAGCAGAAGCGGCTTGCAATACTGCGCTTATGCTTGGCGAACACGGTCTTAATATCGAACCAAACGACGAAGATAACGATATTGCCGCTACATTACTGGCTGCTTACGCAGAAGACATGGAAGGAACGTCCCAGAAAGTTACCGAACACCGCACCGCCCAGCTAACCCCCGCCTCACTGATTCAGACAAACGCGATTCTGAAAGAATTTGGGCAACTCGTTGCCGTACACGCCGCTGAAATCCGTAACACAGTAACTAATAAACTCATTCTGGAGACAGAAAATCCTGACGCACGGGTCAGAATTCGCGCTTTGGAACTACTGGGCAAGATGACAGACGTAGGATTGTTTACAGAACGCAAGGAAATTACCGTAACCCACCAAAATGCTGACGAACTACGTGAAAAACTCCGCGAAAAGCTGGAAGTTTTAAAGAAAAGCAAAGATGGTGTCTACGAAATAACCCAAACTGACACGTAAATGCCTGCTACCGCTAAGAAAAAACGCAAAAGTGTCGCAGAGCGGCCCATGCGCCCTAAGAAAACCCCCGACTTCAACGCCGAACCCCCCAAAAACCAGCCAAATTCCGTGGAATTTACGCAGGAAGAGATAGATTTCCTGCTGAATAACCTAGACGAGTACAGCCTAGAGGAACAAAACGAAATATACCGCATAGTTGAAGAGCTTGAGGTACGCAAACGGGCGGAAGCGGCACATAAAGACCTGATTGATTTCTGCTGTTTGATGCAGCCGGACTACAAAGTGGGCAAACACCACAGGATACTGGCTAATCTGCTGATGGAGATAGAACGGGGCAAGGAGTACGACAAGCGTGGGGACGAGGTAGAGGACAGCGGGAAAGACAGGATATGCGTAAACATCCCCCCGCGTCATGGCAAATCGCAACTTGTCTCTATCTACTTCCCGGCGTGGTTTCTGGGCAGGAACCCGGATAAAAAAGTGATGATGGTGTCCCACACCACCGACCTTGCGGTGGATTTTGGTAGGAAAGTCAGGAACTTAATCTCAACACCGGCCTACCAGTCCGTTTTCCCTAATGTACAGCTTGCCATAGACTCTAAATCAGCGGGACGGTGGAATACTAATCAGGGGGGTGAATACTACGCCTGTGGTATCGGTAGCTCCATTGCGGGTCGTGGTGCTCATTTGTTGCTTGTAGACGACCCACATTCCGAGCAGGACGTGCTAAACGGCAGTTTTGATGTTTTTGATAAGGCGTATGAATGGTTCACATACGGCGCTAGAACGCGTCTGATGCCCGGTGGGCGTGTGGCTATTATCCAGACTAGGTGGCATTTGGACGATTTGACAGGCCGAGTGACCCGTGATATGGCCCAGAACTCAATGGCTGACCAGTACGAAGTGGTCGAATTTCCAGCGATATTGGAGGTTGAAAGTAAGAAGCAAGAGGGGAAAATCATTGAAAAACCCCTGTGGCCCGAGTTCTTTAACCTAGACGCACTGTACAGAACCAAAGCCTCAATGCCGCTATTCCAGTGGAATGCGCAGTACCAACAGCAACCGACCGCCGAAGAAGCCGCGCTGGTTAAGCGTGAGTGGTGGATGGAGTGGGGCAACGCAGACCCGCCCAAGTGTGAGTACGTCATCATGTCGCTGGACGCCGCCGCAGAAAAACACAACCGTGCTGACTTCACCGCGCTCACTACGTGGGGGGTATTTATGTACGACGGGGACTTCGTGGACGACGACGGCAAAACCATAGGCGTACCAAATACTTATAACATTATACTTTTGAACAGCGTCAAGACTCGTGTAGAATTCCCGGAATTGAAGCAGTTAGCGTTTGAAGCGTACAAAGAGTGGGAACCAGATGCGTTCATTGTGGAGAAAAAATCAAGTGGTACACCGCTGTATCAGGAACTTCGCAGGATGGGGCTTCTAGTGCAAGAGTTCACTCCACACCGTGGCACTGGGGACAAGACTGCCCGACTCAATTCTGTAGCTGACATAGTGATGTCCGGTTTGTGTTGGGTTCCACGAACACGTTGGGCCGAAGAAGTAGTTGAGGAGATTGCGGGATTCCCGTTTATGGGCCATGATGACCTTGTTGACTCAACTGTAATGGCCCTGATGCGTTTCAGACAGGGTGGGTTTATCCGGTTGCCGAGCGACGAGCAGGAGCCGGAGCGGTACTTCAAACAAAGGCACGGCGGGTACTATTGATGTTGGACGCGGATTCGGGGAAATGGATACTTAAAAAGTTATCGTTGTCTACTCCAGAAGTGAAAGAAATGGCAGCGACAAGATTAAGAATTTGTGAGATATGCCCGGAGCTAACACCGAAACTAAACAGATGTAAGAAATGTGGGTGTGTAATGCCCATTAAAGTATTTTTTAAAAGTTCTTCATGCCCATTAAAGAAGTGGGAAGCAGAGAAATAATATGGCTATTGAACGAAGCGTATACCAAGCCCCTGAAGGTTTGGAAGATGAAATGATAGAAGATTCCGAGATGGAAATAACCGTCGTTGATCCAGAAATGGTGACTCTGGATGACGGCAGCGTAGAGATTACGTTAATGCCGGAGTCTGGCCTTGAAGACACTATGGGTGCGCCGTTCGATGCAAACTTAGCAGAATACTTAGGCGACAGAGAATTAAGTCTCCTATCTAATGATCTCCTTGGGTACGTTAGCGCTGATACAAATAGCCGCAAAGAGTGGGCTGATACTTTTGTCAAGGGCTTGGAAGTGCTCGGATTTAAGTATGAGGAACGGACAGAGCCATGGGATGACGCTTGCGGTGTGTATAGTACCGTGCTGTCCGAAGCCGCCATACGTTTTCAAGCCGAGGCTATGAGTGAGACGTTCCCTGCTTCTGGCCCCGTCAAGACCAAAATTTTAGGTGAAGTAACACGCGAGAAGGAAGAAGCAGCAGAGCGTGTTCGTGCCGACATGAATTATGAGCTTACAGAGGTGATGGTGGAGTATCGTCCTGAGCACGAACGACTCCTCTATAGCCTTGGTCTTGCAGGGTCAGCTTTTAAGAAGGTCTACTACGATCCGAATTTAGGCCGTCAGGTTGCGGTGTATATCCCAGCCGAAGACGTTATTGTCCCGTACGGTGCGTCTAACATAGAAACAGCAGAACGTGTTACCCACGTTATGCGTAAGACTAAGAACGAGTTGACCAAGCTACAGGCTGCGGGCTTTTACCGTGACATAGAACTTGGTGAGCCGCAGTCATTCTTTACTGATATAGAAGAAAAGAAAGCGGAAGAAGGTGGCTTTAGTCTAACCTCTGATGACCGCTACTGTATTTGTGAAGTACACGCAGACCTGATTATAGACGGCGTGGATGGGGAAGAAGGCGATGAGACTATGCAAATCGCCAAGCCTTACGTCGTAACTATTGAACAGGGTACTGGGGAAGTTCTTGCTATACGCCGTAACTGGAACCCCGATGACCCGTTGATGCTAAAGCGTCAACACTTTGTACACTATGTTTACGTACCGGGATTTGGTTTTTATGGTCTTGGTTTGATACACATCGTAGGGGGGTACGCACGTGCGGGCACCTCGCTCATTCGCCAGCTTGTTGATGCTGGTACGTTGTCAAATCTACCGGGCGGCTTGAAGTCTCGCGGCCTGCGTGTGAAAGGTGACGATACACCGATTGGCCCCGGTGAGTTCCGTGATGTGGATGTGCCTAGTGGTTCCATCCGCGACAACATCATGCCGCTACCATATAAAGAGCCTTCCCAGACCCTACTGGCGTTGTTGAACCGTATTACTGAAGAAGGTCGTCGTCTGGGTGCAATCTCAGACATGAATATCAGTGATATGAGCGCCAACGCGCCAGTAGGGACTACTCTTGCTCTGCTGGAGCGCACACTCAAGCCGATGGCTGCGGTACAAGCTCGTGTTCATTACGCGATGAAACAGGAGTTCAAATTACTGCGGGCGATCATTTCTGAGTATGCACCAGAAGAATATGGGTATGTCCCCAACCGTGGTGAACCCCGCGCTAGGCAGATGGATTATGCGATTACTGATGTAATCCCTGTAAGCGACCCCAACAATACTACGTTGGCCCAGCGTGTGGTTCAGTACCAAGCCGTGTTGCAGATGGCGCAACAGGCACCGCAGATATACGACCTCCCCCAGCTACACCGCCAAATGATCGAAGTTCTTGGAATAAAGAATGCTGAGAAACTTGTACCGACAAGCGATGACTTACCTCCGGTTGACCCAGTAAGTGAAAACATGAACGCGCTGGTTGGTAAGCCCATGAAGGCGTTTATCTACCAAGACCATCAGGCGCATATCGCTACTCACCAGTCATTTATGCAAGACCCACAGATTGCCGCGATGATTGGACAAAACCCAGCGGCCCAGCAGATTATGGGATCACTGCAAGCGCATATAGCCGAGCACATGGCGTTTGAATATCGTCGCCAGATAGAAGAAAAACTGGGTGCTCCGCTGCCCGCGCCTAACGAGGAGTTACCGGAAGATATTGAAGTGCTTCTCGCTCAGACTATGGCACAGGCAAGTACACAGTTGACCCAACAGAAACAGGCAGAAGCGGCGCAACAGGCAGCACAACAGCAAGCCCAAGACCCGGTAATCCAGATGCAACAGCAAGAACTAGCTATTAAACAGGCTGAAATACAGCGCAAAGCACAGAAAGACCAAGCAGACGCGCAGATAGCAGCGGCTAAACTACAGCTTGAGGAGAAGAAAGCAAACACTACCATGTCTCTTGAAGCAAGCCGTATAGCCGCGCAGACAGACCAAGCCAATGCCAAACGGGACTTGGATGAAGCTAAAGCACTTATTGACTTAGCAAAAACCCAGCAGGTGAACAGAGGTGGCTAAAAAAGCAGAACGCAATACCTATGAAATGTTGCAGGAAGGTAAAAGTGTCAAAGGCACATCTATTGGTGGCGGTGCAACTAAAAGAAGCACAATGAGTAAAGACCAGAAGCGTAATTACAAGAAGTACAAGGGCCAAGGTAGGTAGTTTTGTACGTTGAACCACAGAACAGGAAATGTAAAAACTGCGAAGTAGTAAAGCCGTTAGACGCGTTTGAACCACAACGTCGAATATGCAGAGTATGTAAAGAAATAAAAGCTCGTATAAAGCAGTCCTCCACACCAGAAGGTTTTTTAACTTCTTTATACACACACGCTAAATACACATACACAAGCAGGAAACACAATAGAAGTCACCCGAACAAAACGGATTTTGCGATTACAAAACAAGATTTAATTGACTTGTGGTATAAACAGAACGGTAGGTGTGCAATATCTGGTGTTGTGATGACCCACCATAAAGACGGTGGTGGGCGAAAAGATTTTAACGCAAGCATAGACCGGATAATTCCACACGAAGCCTATACGCCAGAAAACATACAGTTGGTTGCTGGAAGAATTAATTTTATAAAACACGAGCTTCCGGAAGATTTATTACATTGGTGGGTACGCACAATATACGAACATCAAAAGTTTGGGGAGAAACCTAGCGATAATGGCGAAGACAGTATTTGAGGTATTAAGAGAAAAACTACAAGAGCAGCAGCGCTCTTGTGAAGAATCCTTGGTAGCTGGGTCAGCTAAAGACTATGCCCAGTACCGTGAGATTTGCGGGGTGATACGAGGTCTAACCTCCGCAATACGAGAAATTGAAGACCTCTCGCGAAACTTTTTGGAAGACGAAGATGACTGAAATGACTGCGTTAGAACAGAAACGTAAGCTAAAGATAGAGGAGCAGGAAGCACAGGAAGTGGTTTTAGAGGAACAAATACCTAAACCCGTCGGGTATAGGATTTTAATTGCCCTACCAAACATTGAAGAAACTTATGGTGAAAGCGGCCTTCTGAAGTCCGAAAAGACCATGCGGGATGAGTATATCCTGTCAATGATTGGGGTAGTTCTGGACATGGGCGAGCAAGCATACAGCGATACAGACAGGTTCCCCACTGGCCCATGGTGTGAACGGGGTAATTATGTGATGTTTCGGGCTAATAGCGGTACAAGATTTAGGGTCGGCAAGCAGGAATATCGCCTAATAAACGATGATTCTGTGGAAGCCGTTGTCGATGATCCGAGTAAAGTTACTCGTGCGTGAGGTATAAAATATGGCTATGCAGCAGGTAGGGTATGAGTTTCCTGACGAAAAAGCAGAAAACTTAACAGAAATAGAAATTAAAGCGGATGACGAGGTTGATACTAATATAGATGTTGAACCAGCCGTTGGACGTGAAGCTATACAACAGAAACCAAAATCTGTTAAAAATCAAAAAGATACAGAAAGTCTCCAAGCTGGAGAAGTCGAAATTGAAATTGAAGACGACACCCCAGTTGAAGACAGGGGTAGAACTCCGTCTGAGCCGCCAGCAGAAGTTACTGACGACGAGTTAGAAAACTACTCCGAAAAAGTCAAAAAGCGTATCCAGCACTTCAGCAAGGGCTACCATGACGAGCGTAGGGCTAAAGAACAGGCACTGCGCGAGCGTGAGGCCGTCGAATCTTACGCTAAACAGTTGATTGAAGAGAACAACCGGTTGAAGCAGGACGGGGTAAAAAGTCAGAATGCTTTGATTGAATCAGCTAAAAGGCAGGTAGAAGCTGAAATGCTGGCCGCTAAACGTGCCTATAAAGATGCGTACGAAAGCGGAGAATCTGATGCTATTTTGGAAGCCCAGCAGCAACTAAACAATGCACAGATACGTATGGAAAGAGTTTCTAGTTTTAAACCTGAAAAAGTGAAAAAAGAAACTCCTTTACAATCAGATAGTAATAGAGTACAACAGCAAGTACAGGCACCCCAAGAACAGCAAATTGCTAGGGATGTCAAAGCCGAAGCATGGCGCGATGAGAACCCGTGGTTTGGCTCTGACGATGAAATGACCGCTTTTGCGTTGGGGTACCATAACAAATTAGTCAAAGAGGGGGTTGACCCCCAATCTGACGATTACTACGAGAAGATAAATTCTCGTATGCGGAAAGTATTCCCGAATCAATTTGATGACGGGATAGATGAACCAGAGGAACCAAAAAAGAAGTCTAGCAATGTGGTTGCCCCCGCTACGCGGAGCACTTCACCTAACAAGGTGCGACTAACTCAATCACAAATTGCTATCGCGAAACGTCTTAACGTACCTTTGGATGTATACGCCAAACAGGTTGCACAATTAGCGAGGAATACATAATGGCTGAGAACAGACTCGATAGAGAGCTAAACACTCGTGAGAAGGTAACTAGGAAACGCTCATGGCGCAGGCCCGAGACGTTACCTACACCCGAACCGCAGGACGGTTGGGGCTTCAAGTGGGTTCGCGTAGCTACTCGTGGAAATGCTGATCCTACCAATGTAACCTCCAAACTACGTGAAGGCTGGGAGCCGGTTAGAGCTTCAGACCACCCTGAGATTGAACTTGCAGTTGTCGAAAACGAACGATTCAAGGACAACATCGTTATAGGCGGTCTAATGCTCTGCAAAGCCCCACAAGAACTTGTCGAGGAACGCAATGGTTATTATCAAGATCAAGCAAATAGCCAGATGCGCTCTGTAGACAATAACTTGATGCGCGAAAGCGATCCTAGGATGCCTATATTTAATGACAGGCGTTCCAAGGTGACTTTCGGAAAAGGTTAATCTAAGGAGTCTATCATGGCATCTTCCGCTACACCGTACGGGCTGAAACCCGTAAAGCGGGTTGATGGCTTACCCTATGCGGGTGCCGTCACTCACTACAAAATTGACCCTGCTGGGGTCGCCAACAACATCTTCTACGGCTCAATCGTGCAGTTGACTGCCGCTGGCTATGTAGAACTGGCTGATGGCACCGGCAAAGACATCACAACCAACAACTTCGGCGGTAGCGGAATTGGCGCTGCTGGCGTTTTTGTAGGTTGTGAGTATGTCGACAGCAATGGTCAGACACAGCACTCTCAATACTACCCTTCTGGCGCGTTGAACGCGGTAGCTTACATTGTCGATGATCCTAACGTACTGTTTCAGGCCCAGCTTGATGGTGTTAGTGGTCAGGATGATGTCGGTACTGTTACCGGTTTCCCCGCCGCTCAGAACGCTACCACTTCAGGCAACACCTCTACCGGTAACTCTACTATGGCACTCGATGCTACTGTACAGACTACCGTTGGTGGCTTGTTGATTATGGGTTTTGTATCACCTACTACTGATGCTTACCCAGACGTTCTGGTTAAATTCACCACTGGCGCACATCGTGTAACGATGAGCACCGGCGTCTAAGGAGTATTGACACATGGCTATTTCAAGAGCGCAACTTCTCAAGGAACTCCTGCCGGGTTTGAATGCCCTGTTCGGCCTTGAGTATCAGAAATATGGTGAAGAACACGCAGAGATTTTTGAAACAGAATCTTCTGACCGTTCTTTTGAAGAAGAAACCAAGCTGTCTGGCTTTGGTGCGGCCCCCGTCAAGAACGAAGGCTCTGCCATTGCTTATGACAATGCACAGGAAGCGTGGACTGCACGGTACAACCACGAGACAATTTCTATGGGCTTTTCAATCACTGAAGAAGCGATTGAAGACAACCTGTACGATTCACTGTCTTCACGTTATACCAAGGCTCTGGCTCGTGCTATGGCTTACACCAAGCAGGTTAAGGCTGCCGCTATTTTGAACAACGCGTTCAATAGCAGCTATACCTATGGTGACGGCGTAGAACTCTGTTCTACTGCTCACCCGCTGGTGTCTGGCGGCACTAACTCCAACGAGCCTGCTGTATCTGCTGACCTGAACGAAACTTCGCTCGAAGCTGCAATCATCCAGATTGCTGGCTGGACTGATGAGCGTGATTTGTTGGTTGCCGCTAAACCGCGTAAGCTGGTTGTTCCGCCCGATCTTCAGTTCGTTGCTGATCGTCTGCTGGAAACAGAAGGTCGCGTGGCTACTGCTGATAACGACATCAACGCTATCCGCAATATGGGCGCAATCCCGCAGGGTTACACTGTCAATCATTACCTGACAGACACAGATGCTTGGTTCTTGTTGACTGACGTACCGAACGGTCTGAAGCACTTCGTTCGTACTCCGATGTCTACATCAATGGACGCTGACTTTGATACCGGCAATAGCCGTTACAAAGCCCGTGAAAGGTACTCCTTCGGGGTATCTGATCCGTTGGGCATCTTCGGAAGCCCGGGCGCTTAATGAATTAGGGGGGCTTGTCCCCCCTTTTTCTTTTCTATACACTAAACCAACTTAGGGCACCAATTAGTTTCGTAGACAGGTATTTGCCCTCCTGACGTTGCACAGACTACGAAACAAAACCTTGTGCAAGAGGTAATTCCAATGGCTTCAACCACTTTTTCTGGGCCGGTAACAAGCACTAATGGCTTTGTCGGCGACATTAAAGTTTCAACTTACACTGTAGCTACCCTTCCAGCCGCCGCTTCTGCTAATGAAGGTACTGTTCTATATGCTTCAGACGCTCTTAAGGCTTCTGAAACAACAGGTAACGGTACTGGCAACCTCGTATTTTCCGATGGTTCCAACTGGATTCGCGTAGATACTGGCGCAACTGCATCTGCTTAATGGGGTGACTTATGCCAAGTTCTGATGTTTCCAGTAAGCGAGTTACGGGAACGGGTTCTCTGGCTGTTGGCCCTGCGCGTGTAAGACAAGTACAAGTTCTTACTAGTGCTGGTGCTGGCAGGCTTACTATTACTGATGGTAATGGTGGAGCAACCCTGCTGGATTTAGACTTTCTGGCTTCTGACTCCCACTCTGTCAATATTCCTGACAATGGGGTTCGGTTTGCTACAGATGTCTACATAACTGCGCTTACCAATATAACTGCTATGACGGTGTTTTATAGCTAGGAGATTCTTATGCGTCGCTATTTTAAGGCTGGCGGTAAGGTCGACAAGAAAGCTATGTCTTGTAATAAGCCAAGGCGTACTCCCAGCCACCCAAAGAAGTCTCATGTAGTTAAGGCTTGCGAGGGTGGTAAGGAGAAAGTTATACGTTTTGGCGAGCAAGGTGCCAGCACTGCCGGTAAACCCAAGAAAGGCGAATCTGCGCGGATGAAAGCCAAACGGAAGTCGTTTAAGGCTAGGCACGGGCGTAACATCAAGAAAGGCAAGATGAGCGCTGCGTATTGGGCTGACAAGGTGAAGTGGTAACAAAATGCCAAGCAAGTCAAAGAAACAACATGATTTGATGGTAGCAGTTGCTAACAACCCGAAGTTTGCCAAGAAAGTAGGAATCCCACAGAGCGTGGGCAAAGACTACGAAAAGGCCGATGAAACTAAAAAATTCAAAAAAGGTGGCGAAATGTCAAATTGCGGTACTAAAAGAATGAAAAAAGGTGGTATGACTGGATACCACAAAATGCCTGATGGCTCCATGATGAAAGACTCTGAGCATAAAATGATGGGCGGCGGCAAGGTCCGTGGGGCTGGTAAGGCCATGAAGGGCGTACGTCCTTGTAAGATGAGGTAAAGACGATGGCAACAGCGGCTGAAAAATTCGATGCGGCTTTCATAAATGCACGTAAGCGTGGGGCTAAAACTTTCACCCACAACGGAAAAAAATACAGCACTGAAACCGCAATGGAAGAGGCTAGAAAGCAACTAAAGCAAGGTGACTTCAATGAGAGACCGCGTTCAGGAAATCTTCCCGGCTATGCAAAGTTTGTAATGGATGCACAGGATGGGTCAAAGGGCTATACGCTTTCTAGGGGTGCAAATGCTAGAGCAAATGCGTACAAACAGCTTCGTGATGAAGGTAAAATTGATTCTTCAGGTCAAGCCTTAAAAAAAGGCGGTAGCGTCCGTGGGGCTGGTAAGGCCATGAAGGGCGTACGTCCTTGTAAGATGCGATGAGAAGCTATTACAAAAAAGGCTGTGGCTGTGGCTGTGGCATGAAGGAAGGCGGTACGGTAAAGGATGCGTGTTATCGCAAGGTAAAATCTCAGTATAAGG